TTCAGCATTAACATGTACAAGTACTTCGTTCCATATTTTTTTAACTTCGTCATAAAAACCGTCATGAACCCAACCAGCATGTTGGCTACGATGCTTCCATGTTTTAACATCTGCAAGAACATCTTTAAATTGTGTAGGTTCAGTGCCTCTAAATGCCACTACGATGTCTTGTTCATTAGTAAAGATCATGCATTGCGCACTTCCGTTACTGATTAGTTTATTGTTTGTGTACCCTAGTTGTTTACAATGCGACAACGCCGACATAGCGTCCATGTACGCATAAGAACTTAGTTTAGCGTAATGTATCGCTAATTCTCTAGTAGTAGATCGCATAAAAATTCTCCTCCTGCTATACTGTATTTAACAGATAAATAATATAAAATATGGAACAGCATATATGAAACGACAAACTCGCAGTATTTTAGACGAACTTAACTCAGTAGTATTGGAACGTGACCGTAAGCACGTAATTGAAAACCGTGGCGGACATATTATCGAAAGTGCAATTAATCTTATTGAAGACATATATCGCAACTATGATGCTGAGACAGCTGGAGATCTAGAGCGTAGACTAGTTAACAGTATACGTGGTAGAGACGGCAGGAAGTTTAAGCGTGGATGCAAGAAAGCAGACAACAATGGCTAGACAATTAGTATCAGAGGGCGGTAATATCTTTAAAAATGACGATGGCACTCTGGTAACCCAGCGCATCAATAAAGCAGACGTTGACCCAACACTAGCATGGGTTGAGGCTATTACTGGAATACCACATAAAGATTTTAAACTAGGTTCAACGGGCATTCGTGCCACATCAGGCGATATGGATATTGCTGTTAACCAAGCAGAGGTTAACAAGGGCGAGTTGTATAATAAATTGGCGGCTTGGGCACAAAAAAACCATCCTGACGACGATGTTAGGCAATGGGTTGCTAAGTCAGGTATAAGTGTACACCTTAAAACTCCTATTAATGGCGACAATGAGCAAGGATTTGTGCAAACAGACCTAATGTTTGGTGATCCAGACTGGATGAAGTTTACAATGAAGGGTGCTGGCGACGATACTCCATATAAAGGAGTACACCGTAATATACTAATCGCTAGTATTGCTAAAGGACGTGGCTATAAGTTTTCACCTAAAAATGGGCTAGTTAACAGAGAAACTAATGAAATAGTAACTAAAGAGCCTGATCAGATTGCAGATATACTGCTTGGAAAAGGTGCTAAACGAGCCGATCTCGACAGCGTTGAAACTATTATTGCTAAACTAAAAGGTAGGCCAGAGTTTGAGACACTAACGGCAGATGCTAAAGAGTATTTTGCAAAAGACAACTTAACACTTCCTGAATCAGTTTATACAGAAGTAGGAACTACAGATTGGTTTAGCCAATTATCGGAGAGACTAAAATGAGATTCTTAGAATTTAAACAGTCAATTAAAGAAGAACAGGAAGTAAGTTATGATAACTGGGACCATGATTACCCAGTTGAGTATAGTCAGTACTTGGAAAAAACATTTGGTGAACCTGAACAGTTTACAAACGAGCAAACTGTATGGCAAAACATCGATGGATTTAAAAGAGTAGTTGTAAGAGACGAGTATATATTACACGGAAGCCCAGCACCACACTATGACTTTGTTTACTGTTATGTTGACTTAGCAGTTCCTGAAGAACTAAGTGATGATCTAGCAAATTGCAGTGGAAGTATTTTAATAGACCACTTGAAGAACGAAACAGGCGCAAGATGCGGAAGTTTAACTGCAAATGCGACTACGTTAAATTTTGTAATGGATGTTATTGCTGGCAGAGTAGAACCTATAAAAGAAAATTATAATGCCGCGATACTTGGCATGAAAAAAATGTTTAGTGATGGTGAAAAATACGAGTTAGATTGGTGGGAAGACACAGCAGGCGATGCTGATCCTAAAAACCCATTTTACGAAAGTATTACTGATGTTACTGTTTGAGTTTGACAAAATCGGGTGCCCAAGAACAAGAGCAAAAGAATGCACTTGTGAACACATCAACACAATTACCGAAGCAGAACAGACAGTGGTTGCACAGTGTATACTTGAACACTCTGACGCTGTAAAGGGTACTATATTGCTAATGCAGGCACCAAACACCCCCACTCTTATTAAAGGTACAATAACAGGACTGGAACCAGGGCTACACGGATTTCACATACATGAGTTCGGCGACATGAGCGATGGTTGCAAAAGCATGGGTGGACACTATAATCCAGACGGAGTAACCCACGGAGACATTAACAAAGGACATGTTGGTGATCTAGGCAACATAACAGCAGATGAATCGGGTACAGCAAAGTTTACAATCGAAGCAAAGAGAATAGACTTGATTGGAGAACGTTCTGTTATAGGTAGAGGATTTGTAGTCCACGAAGACCAAGATGATCTAGGAAAAGGCGGAGACGCAGAAAGTTTAAAAACAGGAAATGCAGGAGAAAGATTAGCCTGTGGTGTTATAACACTCAGAGAAAACGTGCAGGAAAGTGTAACACCTGGATCTAGACGTACACTTAAAGAAGCAGCACGTATCCAACATGCTGAAGATATTGTCTTCTGGGAAGGTAGCAAAGGTGCAACACGAGCCCTGCAAAGTCTACGTAACCTGGACCAAGGTGGACATAAACAAGTTACTATTAAATGGGACGGAAGCCCTGCTATTATCTTTGGTCGCAATGCTGGCGGCGAGTTTATCCTAACAGACAAGTCAGGATTTACTGCTAAAGGATATGATGGGCGTAGCAAGAGTGCTAAAGAGTTAGAGCAAATGTTCCTAAACAGATCTGGTGGTAAGAACAGAGAAAATCCTGGCTATGTTAAATTTGCTGGCAATATGAAAGCTATTTTTGACGAGTATGAGAGAGCAACACCCAAAGACTATGTGGGTTTCTTTAAAGGCGACTTGTTATATTTTACTACGCCGCCTGTTAGAGATAAAAATTATGTATTTAAACCTAATATCGTTGAGTATGCAGTAGACGTAAACAGTGATTTAGGCAAGAAGATTGGCGCAAGTAAGACTGGTGTTGTTATTCACAGACAAGTACAGCCAGACGGCACAGAAACTCCGTTGCAAGATCCGGGTATCTTTGTTAGTAGCGATGTCCTTGTTGTGCCTCCTATTACTGCTGAACGAGCACCACAGGTGCCACATGCCGCCTTAAACAAGTTGGAACAAGTTATTAAGAAAGATGCTGCTGCTATTGACAGTTTATTAGATCAAAACAAATTACGTCAGATGCAGATGTCAGATTTCTCTAACATCCTTTATGCTTACACTAACAGCAAAGTAGACACAGGGCTTAGTGGTCTTGGATCAGACTTTGGTAAGTGGTTAGAAACTGCTAAAGTAAGTGACAAAAAGAAAGCTAAGATTGCTGAGTATATTAACGATAATAAAACTGGGTTCAGCGCATTATGGGAAACAGTAAACACTATCATGATGGCGAAAGATCAAGTTATTGCTGACATTGATGCACAGGGCGGCACTGTACAGCAGAACATTGGCGGCCAAGCAGGCGGTGAAGGGTATGTATTGGCGCACCCTGAAGGTGATATTAAACTAGTTCCTAGGTCTACATTTAGTGCAGCTAACCGTGCAGTACAACGATAAATATCGGTAAGTTAGGATTTAAACATGAAAATTTTAGATATTACCCAGCGTAGCCAAGTACAACATATCGCAGAAGGTCGAGAAAAGTTAGATGAACTTTTGCCGCAGCTTGCCGGAGCTGCTATCGGCGGCGGGTTATCTTATGCAATGCTTGTTGGCGAGCATGGCTTCAATCCATTAAACTGGCCAACAGTCGTAAAAGCTCAATTTGCTCTAGACGTAGGTATAGGTGCCGCCACAATGGGCGTAGCATCTTTAGCAGGCGCGGGTGTTAGAGCAGCAGCAAAGTATGCCGCAAAAGCTACAGGCGAGGGTGCTAAAGCTGCAGTTAAGAATATCGGTAAGAAAGCAACAAATATAGCAAAAAAAATAACAGGTAAGCCGCCGGCTAAAGTGGCAACACCTGGACAAGGCAACTTAAATCTTAAAGGTGGATCAGGCAAA